TTACTGAGTTTTTAATTAAAAATGTAAGTCAAGTAATTCAAGAAAATAATGAGGTTGATCTTTTTTATCTAGCAAGGGTTAATACTGTTGATGGTATAACCATGGAACATATTAATAAGTGGAGATGGAATTTGGATAAAGAAGGTAGAATTAATTTTCCAGATTATCAAGGTAGGATCTATAAGTCTAATCTTAAATGGGAGGGTAAAGTTCATGAAAAAATAACAGGAGTCAAATATTATGCAGTACTACCGTTAGAGGAAGAATATTGTTTGATACATCATAAATCAATTAATAAACAAGAGAGTCAAAACAATTATTATAACACAATTTAATCAAATGGAAGTATTGGAAAATATCTACAATAAAAGATGTGAAATACCATCAGACATTAATGAACATTTACCAACATTAAAAAAATATGCTGAAGAGTGTGATCATATAACCGAAATGGGGGTTAGATGGGTAGTGTCTACTTTCGCGTTTATGATGGGTAAACCTAAAAAATTAATATCAATCGATATTAACCCAGTTGAAAAACATGGTATCCAAACAATAGATTTAATATCATTAGCTAAAACCGCTGGTGTTGAATTTGAATTTGTTTTAGGTGACACAACAGAAATAGAAATTGAAGAAACAGATTTTTTATTTATAGATACCCTACACACATATACTCAACTAAAAAAAGAGTTAGCTTTGCATCCAAGTAAAGTTAAAAAATACATTGGCTTTCATGATACCACAACATTTGCTCAAGTGGGTGAATATAAAGAAGTGGGGTTGTGGCCAGCAATAGAGGAGTTTCTAAGTAGTAATCCTGAATGGGTTATTGCTGAAAAATTTGAAAACAATAATGGTTTAACAATTTTAAAAAAAATATAAATGAACAAACTAATATTAGCAACCGGTAGCAATCTAAACTACCTACACAAGATGACAGGTTATTTGAAGTCTATTGAAGAGAACTCGAATTTCGATTCAAATTATTTAATCTTCTTAGGTGATGATGAAATGAAGATGAAGTATCAAAAAATAACAATAGCAAATGTTTATGAAAAAGATTTGGAAGTTGTACCATCAAACTATTGTATACAACATGGTGAGTTTTTAAAGTCAAAGTTATTCAATGAATCAACAAATGATGATGATGTTATTTTCTTTACTGATGGCGACATTAAAATACAAAGACCTTTGAGTGAGGATGAAATAAAACAATTTAAAAACTTTAAAGATGATGATGTATATGTGGGTTATAACGAATCACCAACAGACACTTTATATAACGAATCTTTAAGGTTAGGTATAATCAATAGTGAATCAGATTTATTAAAGTATGATCTAAAGAAGATTAAGGTTTATAATACCGGTGTACTAGCAATGAATAAGAAAACATGGTTAAAATTAATGAATCAATTCATTGAGTTGTATCCGTTAGTTAATAATACTTTTCACCACTATGCTAAACAACAATGGTTATTATCGCTATTGATAAACACCAAGGGCTACAATGTTTATGAGATGCCGTATGATATTCATAATCATCTACATTACCCTAGCCCCGCTGGCACACAACGAGATAATAACGGAACAGTATATTATAATAATAAAAAGGTTTTATTTAAACACAAATGGGATTAAAATGGAAAAAGAAATTAAATTAATTAGGTCATTAGAAATTGACAAAATAACTGAAAAAGAATTAGAGGACTTCTTACCTAAATTAGGAATGAATGATGAGTGCCTAAGGGAAATGCCTGAAGAGTTATCAGAATACTATGGTAAAGGTCTTAAGTTTTGGCAATATCCAAATCAATTTAGTAAGTATCTTAAACAACTTTCTAAATATGAAATTAACTCTTACTTAGAAATTGGTTGTAGATGGGGTGGAACATTCATTATCACAAATGAAATATTAAAATTAAAAAATCAAGATGTTAAATCATATGCATGTGATTTGATACCGATATGTGGTGTGCTAACTGAATATAAAAATTATTCTGACTTCACATATGTTCACGAATCAAGTTTTGGTTTAACTAAGAGTCACGTGGGTGATCAGATTGATTTGATTTTAATCGACGCCGAACATTCATACGATGCAGTTAAAAAAGACTTAGAGGTTGCTAAACAATTCAATCCAAAGTATGTTGTATTCCATGACATAACTAACGATGTGTGTAGGGGCGTAAATCAATTTTGGGAAGAAATAAAAAACGACTATAAACATCATGAGTTCATTGAACAATATGATAGTGTTGTTGGTACATACTTAGGAATCGGATTAATCGAATTATAATATGTATGATTATTTAATTGTTGGGGCGGGATTTTACGGATCTATATGTGCGCATGAGTTAACCAAAGCTGGTAAAAAGGTTTTAGTTATTGACAATAGAGAACATATAGGTGGTAACTGTTACACAAAAAATAGAGACGGAATTAATGTACACGAATATGGTGCACATATATTTCATACATCAAATGAAGAAGTATGGAAATGGATTAATCAATTTGTGACGTTTAACAATTATGTTAATTCACCTGTTGCATATTATCGTGGTAAATTATATTCTTTACCGTTTAATATGTGGACATTCAATCAACTGTGGGGAATTACAACACCTGATGAAGCTAAACAAAAAATAGAAGAGCAATCTGGTGGTATTAGTGAGCCTAAAAACTTAGAAGAACAAGCGATTAAGTTAGTGGGTAAAGATGTTTATGAAAAATTAATTAAGGGGTATACAGAAAAGCAATGGAGAAAGCCATGTGATCAACTACCTAAGGAAATTATTAAACGATTACCAGTTAGATTTACATATAACAACAACTACTTTAATGACAAATATCAAGGTATTCCTATTGGTGGTTACACACAGGTGTTTGAAAAACTATTAGATGGTGTTGATGTTAAATTAAATTGTGATTATTTCAAGGATGAATTACCAGAACATGATAAGGTTATATATACCGGGCCAATTGATATGTTCTTTGATTACAAATATGGTGAACTAGAATATAAAACAACAAAATTCGACCATATTCATTTTACTGATAAATCAAACTATCAAGGTAATGCTGTTGTTAATTTTACCGATAAAGAAATACCATATATAAGAATAATAGAACATAAACACTTTGAATTTGCTGACACACCAACGACCTGGATTACAATTGAATATCCAACAGAATATAAGGCCGGTGTAACTGAACCTTATTATCCGGTAAATGATGTTGAGAATAATAAAAAATATCAGCAATATAAATTAGAATCAGATAAGTTTGAAAATATACATTTTGGTGGTAGATTAGCAGAATACAAATACTATGATATGCATCAGGTAATTGAGTCGGCATTAAATTATATAAAAAAAGAGATATGAATATAACATTTGTTTTAGCCGTTTATAATAAATTAGATTTAACAAAGGAATGTTATAAACGTCTTCGTGATGTTTACCCAACAGCACCTTTAGTGATTAGTAGTGGTGGGTCAAGTGATGGAACAAAAGAATGGTTGGCGTCATTAGAAGATGATAATTTATCTTATCTACATGATGATGAAAGGTTAACATTCTCTGACACATATAACACCGGAATTAAATTAGTTGATACCGAGAAACTCGTTTTAATACATAACGATATGGTTATTGGTGAAGGATTCCTAGAAGCCATAGAAAGATTATTAGAACCAAATATGTTGTTGTCATATACAACTATTGAACCACCAATATTCAGAGGTCACCAGAGACCAGGTAAAGTATTATTGGATCTTGGTAGTGGGTTTGATAATTTTGACGATTTTAATTTTAATAGCTATGTTAAACAATGGAATCAAAACGATAAATTATATGATGGCGCGGTATTTTTTATGTCTGGATATAAAAAGATGTTTGAAGATGTTGGTTTCTTTGATGGTTTTAGTTTTTTTCCGTGCTTCTGTGAAGATGATGATTTTTTAATCAGAGCAAAATTAAAAGGTTATAACTTAAAGACTTGTGAATCAGCCATAACATATCATTTTGTTTCTCAAACATCTAGATTCGGTGATGATTTCAAAAAAGATAGAGGATTGTATGAGGTTTGTTCAATTAGAAACTTTGTTAGAAAATGGGGAATACCATACACAGCGTTTAATGAAATGAGATATTGGGAGGAAAAGGATTTTAAATACAAAACCTTTAATATGGGGTTAACAACCAGGAGCAGATCTTATTTAATGAGATTGGAACCATTCTTCGATAAAATCAATTTAGGAGCCATTCCTGAGGACTATATAGAGAATGAACAGAAGAATACCAAATATGATTTAAGATCAAAATTTACCCTTACAGAAGACGTTGATGTGATGATTTATGAAACTAACCCATTTGATGAAGAGGATCTAGAAACACTTAAGAAATTAAGGCTCTCAATTCCTTATTATGAACCAGGGGAATACCAAATAGGTAATATGTTGATAGAAATAAAAAAGGAGCTTAATTAGCTCCTTCTTTTTTAACTTCCTTTTTGATCAGTTTAAATAGTACCTGATACTTGTCTTTCGTTTTACCCGCATCCTTTAAATCTTCTTTGGTAATTTCAGGATATTCAATTTCAATTTCTTGATTTAAAAGCACACCATATTCATTATCAAATTCAATGTATTGAGGGTTAATAACTTTACCAGTTACGTTACCTTCATCATCCTTAACTTCATTGTACATTTTTACTAAGACACCACCATTACCATCTTCTTCTCCATACTTTTTGATTAATTCATCTCTTAATGTCTCAACCTTAGTTCTCTCACTTTTAAGTTCCGTTGAAAAGTCACTCAATTCGTATTTCAAAATGATTGAAAGGTTTTGTTTACTGAACCCCTCAAACACTTGTTCTCCGGTTTGTGGTTCGATATACCCGTTAATTTCGCTTTCTAATTGTAAAACATCTCCTAGTTTTAAAGTAATTTTGTCCATAAATTTTTATTTTTCTTTTATAATATATATTTTATTTTTAAAAAAGTCAACCCTACAGAACTGTAAATATTGCATAAGTTATCATCATTGATATCCAAATTATTAATGCTTTTAGATATGTTAGAAACCCAGTATGAAAATACCTTTGGCCAATAGGTAAGCACTTATGTGATGGTGAAATAAGGTATGCTGAATATTCTAAGGTAAAGAATAAAACAAAATAATGCATCCCAAATACACTCGTTAATAAACTAACAATTCCAGCATATTTTGCTGAAGAACCTAATAGAAATGAGGCTAAAAACCCTAACACAGAGACAATCAATATGTTAGATGGTGCGTTGTATTGTTTTATTATTGCTTCTATCTGTGTATAATAAGATCCAACAAGGTTACCAAGAATAATAACAAAAGCAACAATCCATATTAGTTCCCAGTCGATATAGCCCAATATTTTACTCCAACTTTTAGAGTAATATACTAACCATATTGTGAATCCTGTGAAGAAACCAAAATAGTATTCAGTAAAAAACACACACATTAATATGGTTACTAAAAATGGTATAACCACCATCGTTATGTTTTGCATATTAATTGGTTCATCTTTAACTTCGATATCTATTTCATCATCTTTTAATGATAAGATATAATAAGTAATATATAACGCTGAGATTAAAAGCAATGGCCAGATATATGACATGAATTGCATATAGGTTAAACTTAACACAGCCATTGGAATAATAACAGTTTTCTCTAAAGGTGACCATAGATAATAGTGATGTGTTGCTAGATAGTCGATGATGCCAAACTTCTTACGTTTCTTATTATCAACCGGTGCAATACTATTCAACATAGACGCCGATAACGCAACGCGACCAGGGATCGGTAAGATCCCACCAAATAGTGATACTAAGAATACCACCATTCTCTTTGACTTAACTTTTTGTTCAAGTAGTCTGAAGATGTCCATAAGGTATCCTCTTTCTTTGAGGATACCTGTTACGAACATAATGAATATTAAATAGACAAGGAATACTTGACCGTTGATTAGAATCTCCATGCGAATATAATTGTGGTTCTTGATTGTTTTGCGTCTTGATTTAAACCTGGCATATGCTCAATGTTTAAATAACCCTTATTGTTGAAACGATATTGTACAAGTGGTCCAATATACCATTCTTTAGATCCACCTTCGAAGTCATTATATCTAAACATATGTGACACACCTAATGTTAAATCATTATTGATTATGTTTCCATATGATGCGGTATATGCGTATTCTCTTTCTTGTTCTTCTTTGGTTCCAGCTAAGTTACCCTCGTAAATTGCATTAAACCCCCAAATACCATTCTTACCAATTCTATCACCTAATAATAATTTTGGTTCAATACCCCAACGACCATCTAACATTTTGGTTTCGAAGTATAGTGTTGGGTTACCCCACACTTTACCCCAGTCGGCAAGAGCATAACGAAACTCCCAAGAGAATCCTCTCCATTTGAATTCCTTGTCACCATCTTCACCGTCATAAACTGTGTGAGAATAAAGATCTAATTGAAGTCTGTTACCTAAACCGAATGTGAATTCATCTCTCATTCTAATTTGTGCCGGTCCGTTTCTTCTTTGTCTGATGTCAAACCACTTCTCGTACATTGCGGTACCTGGTGGGTTCATCACATAAACTCTAGTGGATGCAAACATTCTCATTGTTGTCCAAAGTGGTTGACCATAAGGACCTACCTTGGTCATTAAAGGTACCTTCTTTGCTGTAACAACAATTTCTTGTAATTGATTAGGGACTGTGTCCGTTTGAACTTTTAAGGATTGTTCTGAACCTTTCTGAATTGCACTACTACTGTATTGTCCAAATGACATAGTGGTAGTAAACAATAGTGCTAACATTAGCGATAGCATTGTGATTGTTTTTCTCATTTTGTTTTTGTTTAAGAAAAGTTTATAAAATTGCGGGGAGGAAGAGATTCGGACTCTCGATTGAATGTTAAGTCCAATAGCAGCTTCGGAGGCTGTCGGTTTAAACCACTCACCCACCTCCCCTTAAATTTATTATTAATATAAACAAAAAATATCTGATAATCAACTATCTTTCAATTAGAAATACTCCTAATCCATTCCAAAAATCTTTTGAGTCTTCACCAGATGTATATAACTCCTTATGATGGGTTATCATTAAGTTGTTATCTTCAATAAATTTATCGAAGGCCCCACTGTTCCAATTCCAATCATCCATAATTACTATGGTTTCTTTGGAGAAAATTGGTAGCATGTTTGTTAATGCAACATATTGATCATGATACTTTGTTTCACCATCATAAAAAATAATATCAACATATGGTAGCGTTTTAAAATCAAATGTTTGGTAATCAGTTTTGTATACCGATATGTTATTCACATTACCAAATCGTTTTACATTATGTAAAAATTCTTCTTGTGGTAAAATATCTATATTGTGTTTGTAGTAGTTACCTAACTTCTGACTAACACCCTTTGGTGTTAAATTAGGTGACATAAAATTATCAATTGCAATTGATTTAATATCATTACCATATATCGCAGAACAAAATGTGGCACCCCTGAACACACCAACCTCAAGATAAGTTGCGTTATCCAGACTACATATGTTATTAAGAAATGATCTCACTTTATTACTTGTAATCCCATGAATATCTAAAATATCTTGTGTTAATTTAGATACCTCTAGTTTACCCCATTCAATTGAATCCTCAATATGTTTAACTAAGTCCATATGATTTCTTTTTGTGGTCAGCAACTACATCACAATAGTTACAATCCCAACATTGAAATTTACATTTCTTTATTTTATTTCTCCAACCTTTTAATTCTTCATGTGGAATACCATCAAGATAAAGATTCGATGTTTCAGATAAAATTTCATTACCTGCAACATATGAATCCACAATCTCTATTGTTTCATTTAAACGATTAAAGCTATCTCTACCATGCATTTTAAAGACATCAATATATTCTAATAACTCATCAAACTCTTCTTTAAATGGTGGTATTGTTGCGGCTTTAAAAAAGAATGCATTGATCTCTTTTTCCCATTTGTATTCACATGTTACTTTAGATATCTCATGATGAAAATATGGTAACTCATTAGGTTGTCTAAGGTTATTATATGAATAGTGTTCATCCATTACTGGGCATCTACCTAGACAACCTTCATTAACTAAAAGTGATAGTTTAACATATCTACCCTTCTCTTCGTAATATTTTAATTGAGCTCGCTTAATGTTTTTAAGCTCCTCAATATCTCTCATTAAAATTCTATCAAGATTAATATAATCAAATCCTTGATCAGCATTATACCAAAAGTCTTGTCCGGTTGCTACTTTTCTTAATATGGTATTTTTAATTTCCATTTCTGGAAAATGTTTCTTTAATCCCATTGCAACCCAATGACCATGAGGAATGGTTATACACCTTAATCCCTTTTCATATAATGGTTTTAAATTATCAACAAACAATTTATAGTTCTCATATTTTGGAGAAACATTAATATTATTGAACGTTGCACTAATTCTAATACCTAAAGCCTTTTGTATAATCATTGCGTTTTCAAACACAATGTCTCTATCCTCTTCTCTAAAGATAGCACCCATCGCATCTTGTGTGAAAGGTGGTATTCTACAGGTAAAATAAATGTCATAGATTGATTCCTTGTTCCTTTCCAGGAATGGGTAGAACTCTTTCAAGAATACTTCTTCCGATAGCATCGGATTAAACGGTATTGAAAATATTTTATTTGTCATTTGGTTCCCTCTAAACAACCACCACAAATTCCATTACATTCTGTCTTGTAAAAAACACAATCTAAACATCCTTGTGGTATTGAATAATTTTTATGGTTTTCTATATAAAGTTTATCGAACTCTTCTCTAAGACCTAATATACCATTTTCTCCCGATATTTCCAAAACATTACTGATCTTTACTTTATCTTCTAATGGATAACAATGAATAGAACTACCATCTGGAAATATATCCAATGGCATAAACCCACATATTGTTTCATACTCAGGTATTTTAAACGTAGCAAAGTTTAATGAGTTTTCCATCACAGCCCCTTTTGTTTTACCCTCCCAAAGACATGGTGGGACTTGACAGTCTGAAGTTATTTTAATCTCATTATAACGCCCAAATTTAAGTATTTTGGTCATCTCAACGCCCATCTCTTTATTGTTGATCAGATAGGTACCAGTAAGGTCTAAACCTAGTCTTATGGCGTTTATATTACCATCTAACTCGTGGTATAACCATTTGATATATTCATAAAAATTTCTATCTTTCCAATCACTTGACATTGTTAGTGCCAAATATAATCTTGGGTGGTTATCGAATCCCCATGTGTTAGCATAAGCCTTATAGATTTCTAAATAGTTCTTTTTAAAAACAACCATTCGGTTTTTCTCATTGAGTTCCGCGGCGTTAGGAAAGGCCCATCTAATGTTTTTAATATTATCTATAATATAATCTCTAGTTGTTTTTCCAAAAAGAAAATTACTAACTAGATTTACCTTATAACCTCTAGAGAAAATGTGATCCATTATCCCAATAAAATTAGAATGTTGTGTTGGTTCACCTCCGAGTATTGTGATTTCTTCGTTGGAGTTGTTTAGATGAAAATGGTCGATAACTTTATCGACCATGTTTATATCCATTTCTCCGAGTGTGTGTTTTAGTCTTGCGTCTTCTTTTGTGAAACAAAATGAGCATCCTTTGGCACACGTCCCGTTAATAGCTAAATTCATTAAAAATCCATTTTCAATGTGAGAGGTGTTGTTGGAATATTTTCATCTTCCCTTTGTTGTTTGCTCAATGCAACACCAAATTTTTCGTGCTTAAGTCTGTGGCAATCTGCGATGTTTACACACGCCTTAATTCTTTCTTCTAATAGTTGTTGTTCTAATAATAGATTTGCTAATTTAACATTATATGCTGTAACATTGTTAATTATCTTTTGTACAAATAATGTTTTATCTATATTTCTACCCGCACATAATATATCAATAATTGGAGTTTGATAATCTTGGTCAGCCATCCAACCAAACGCTTCTCTTTTTTGTTCTTCCCAAGTATCTTTTTCTAAGATGGAAGCATCAACCATCAGCTCTTTATATCTTTCAGAAAACCTGTCAGCAACAACTTTTTTCATTACCGCTTTATTAAATAATACACCAGCTAGTTTATCATCATCACTAAGAAAATGTTTTACCTTTTCTGCTTCTGTTTCGCTAGATTCCGCTAACTGAGGAATCTCATCCATGATATTTGAATTTGTTCTAACACTAATATAATCTTTATATATGTCAGCAAAAACAAATCCTTTAGCAATCTCTTCTGGAATAACTATTGCATCGAGTTTATTTAACTCAACTCTCATGTCGTTATATTCATCGGCGATTCTTCCGTAGTTATAGTTTAGATACATACCTATCACTTGAATGTATCCAGGAACATTACCTTGTAGTTTAAAAAGAATATGTGTCATTATAATAATTTTTCTGTTTCTGTTTTATTTGGTTCACTTAATCTTAACTGATTTTTTAATGACTCTTCAATTGTAAAATTGTTTGTTGTTGCTTCTGTCATTAATTGGTTTATATTTTTATCGGTTGAGATAGTGTATGCTGACGCTAATGCTAACACTTGTTTTTGTTGTTCTGGGTCCATCATAAGAATTGAATCTAAGTTACCGGTACCAATTCTACCATATGAAATCATATCTAACATAGCTTGCTTTGCCATACGAACGGTCCAGTATTCGTGTTCATATTTTTCTTCTAATTCTGGATTTCCAAATACATCGATTAATTTCGTTCCGTTAGGTAAAATCGCCTGATCAGATTCCAAGAATTCTTTTATCAAATCAATAAACCCTTGTCTTTCTCTATATGCGTCTTTAAGATTTCTATTAAACTTTCTTAAATCAATCATTTTATCAGCAATGGTTATATTAACCATTTCTTTTCTTTTGGGGTCGGTTATAAATTCTTTACTTTCTTCATCCATTTGGATTTCAAGTTCCATCTTTCTAACAGTATATTCCAAATGTTCTACCGCATCTTCTCTACCTCTTAGCTCTAATAACCACTGTTTTAACCTCGCGTAAGGTGTGATTTGCGCTCCACCCACAAAGTTATATGCTTTATATTTTGGTAATGCAAAAGACATGCTTTCAGAAATTTGCATTAGTTTTTCATCAAATGGGTTATTGATAAAATTAGATCTATCATATTTGTAACCTTGTTCCATAATTAATTTGTTTTCATCTAATATACTTAAAAATATTCATAAAGTCAAATGTTATCTCCAACCACAATGTCCAGATGATGTCCCAGCGTTAACCCGTGGTGCTAATCCCGTAATGGCATTTGAACCTGTGTCGGTTGCGTAAACCATTATCCAAGACGTATTGTTTTGTCCTGTTCCATCATAATTTCCTAACATATATTGCCAGTCTTGTCCTAATGCGAAGTTTTCTTCACCACAGTTGGCATGTGGCTTTGCAACATTACCAAGATTCGTATCCGTAGAATTACTCCATCTTCTTAAGTTGTAACCACCATTATATGACCCCTCGTTACCACAATAACCTTTCCCAACTTTAGATGGTATACCTTTTTGTTGTGCGTGTGCTCCCCATTGTGTTGATGAGCTTGGTGTTTCATTTGAAAAATTAAATTTTATACCCGCAGATGTTGTCCACGCATATCCAAAACTTTCATCATAAAATGCGCCGGCACCATCGTTACCGCTTATTGACGTTACACCAAATCCACTTACATAACTTTCGTTAGATAGGTTAAATTTTTCAATTGTTGTTGATCCACCCGAAATTAAATAGGCAAACTCTGTTTCTTTTTGCATAGTTGCAACGTCACTTCTAGCAATACCTGTGTTAAATTTAGCTTGATGAGCATAGTTTGTATCGTTAAACAAATTAATTGCTGATGTCCGAGTCCCATGAATACTATCTGGACCTTTCCATGCCCCATCATCATTTACTGACCAAATAAACAATATTGTTTTATTACATGCACCAGATGTATATGATGCGGGATAATCTAACAATTCACCGACGTGTGTTGTTTGATTCGTTGAGTTTGTTGTTTTATGTACGTTTCTCCAAGGTGATGAATCTTTATAACCACCAGCCAAATATGTGTATGATAAAACTTGTCTATATTTAAATGCTATTGGAATGGTTTCTTGTGCCGCAATTCTCTCCCATCCGTTATCAATATTTGATACGCCGGTATATAACATTAAAAAGCTACCACTAGTGGATTCTTCCAAATATAAAGAACCAGATAATGGTGAACCAGGTCTGCTTGCTCTAACACCTCTAGGTGGTCTATTAACCACCCTATCTGATGTTAAACTACCACTAACTTCTAAATTCTCGTATATCATAATTTAATTATTTTTTACCCTCTCCATCCACAATGCCCAGATGATGTTCCAGCATTGACTGCGGGGTTTAACCCACTTACACTGGTTGTTCCTGTATCTGTTGCATAGAAGAATTTCCAACTTGTATTATTTTGTAGCCCATCATAATTACCTAACATATACTGATGATCTTGACCCATGGTAAAATTTTCTTCACCGCAATTAGGATGAGGCTTTGATACGTTTCCAATGTTGGTATCATTAGCATTACTCCATCTTCTTAAGTTGTAACCACCATTATATGAACCTTCGTTTCCAGCATAACCTTTTCCAACTTTTGAACTAATTCCTTTTTGTTGTGAATGTGCGCCCCACATTCCACTTGATGTAATTGTTTCCGTTGCAAAACTCATTTTAATACCTGCAGATGACGTCCAACCATATCCAAAGTTTTCATCAGAAAATGCTGAACCACCATCACTACCATCGATCGTTGTTAAATGAAAACCAGTTGCTATTGTTTCTGTACTTAAATCAAATCTTTCAACGACAGTACTACCGCCGGTAAACATATAAGCCATTTCTGTTTCTTTATGCATGGTTCCCAAGTCACTTCTAGCATTGGTAATATTGAATTTTTGATTATGTGTATAGTTTGTGTCATTAGCCATATTAATTGCTGAGGTTCTAACACTATCTACAGTACTCGGTCCTTTAAATGTATTATCTGTATTAACCGACCAAATAAAAAAGATATATTTGCTACAAGCTCCCGATGTATATGATGCTGGATGATCTAACAATTCTCCAATGTGTGTTGTTTGATCTGTAGAGTTAATTGTTTTGTGAACATTTTTCCAAGGGGATGAATCTTTATAACCACCCGCAAGATAAGAAACACTAATTATCTGTCTAAATTTAAAACCAACATTGGCATTTACTTGAGAAGATACCCTAACCCATCCACTATCACTATTACTTAAACCAACATAAACCATTAAAAAACTACCACTAGTTGCTTGTTCTAAATATAAAGAACCAGTTTGCGGACTGCCAGGTCTATTTGCCCGTGTTCCAATTGGTGATTTTATCACGCCTTGTGCTTTTAGGGACCCACTAATTTCAATATTTTCGTGTAGCATATCTTATAAATATAAATTTTATGTTCTCCAACCGCAATGGCCTGATGATGTTCCATCATTTACTCCTGGCGCCAAACCACTAGGGTTTACTGTACCAGTATCCGTAGTGTAACCAAATTTCCAACTAGTATTTACCTGTGCACCGTCATAACAACCTAACATATATTGATGATCTTGTCCCATTGTAAAGTTTTCTTCTCCGCAGTTAGGGTGTGGCTTTGCTACATTGCCAATATTTGTTTCTGTGAAAACATTCCATCTTCTTAAATTATAACCTCCGTTATATGTTCCTTCATTTCCCGCATAACCTTTACCCACCTTTGAACTAATACCTTTTTGTTGACCGCTCGCACCCCACTGCTGATTATTTGTGAATGTATCATTTGCGAAGAATAGTTTTGTACCACTTTGTTGTGTCCATCCATAACCATAATTCTCATCTGAAAATCCTGATGCACCAGAAGGGCCACTACCCGTGATTGATGATGTTGTTGTAATGTATGGGACACCTGCTTGATAGTAAACACTATACATTGTCTCGTTTGTTAAATTGAACTTCTCGACCGCAGCAACTCCAGCACCAAATATCCAAGCAAATTCCGTTTCTTGGTGTAAAGTACCACAATCATCTCTCGCGTTTGCTAAATCCCATTTGGTTTGATGAGCGTATGATGTTTCGTTTACCATATTAACACCACTTGTCCATGTTGAATGAATGGTGCTATCTCCTTTAAATGTACCATCGGTATTTGTTGACCATAGAAATAAAATACTTTTACTGCAAGCACCAGATGTATATGATGCTGGGTAATCTAATAATTCACCTAAGTGAACCGTTTGGTCTGTTGAATTTGTTGTTCTATGAACATTCTTCCATGGTGATGCGGATTTATAACCACCAGCTAAGTATGAGTAATTAATAACCTGTCTATATTTAAATCCTGTTCTATCTGTATTTTGTGAACCAACTGGTTCCCAACCACCATCATAATTTGAAGATGCAGTATATGTAACTACAAAGCTACCACTAGTAGATTCTTCCAAATATAATGACCCAATATCAGGACTAGATGGCCTATTTGCTCGTGGCCCTCTTGGTATAATATATTGTCCACTAACATTTAAGGACCCACTAACTTCTACATTTTCTCTTAACATATTATATAATATACGGATTTTATCTTACAACTACAACCCTACCTGATCTAGAAGATGAAAAAGTTATTGTAACCACCGATGTGCTTGTTGTAACAATTGATGATGGCCAGAACATATTATCTGAACTGTCATAAACAAATACTGCCACATCTTTTGTTCCTAAACTATGTGTTACCGTTACTGATGATACACTACTAAATGTTGTTGAGTATGATGAGTTTGAATATGATTTAGCGGTACTTCCACCGATAGTTAATGCGGTGTGGAAATTTGGTATACCACCTCCACTAATTGAAAATATATACCCGGTATTTGTTCCATCATTTTTATAAATGTAAAATGGCGTTGCATCTGTATTAGATCTACCAACTATTTCCCATTTGTTATTTCCCGCAGAGTCTTGGAATTGAATAATGTTACCACTAGTTGAAGCTAACTCTCTTAATTTTAAAACCCGACTATCGGTATCACTGGTAAATATCGCAGCCTTAAATGTAGGTACTGCCGATGTTGCAACTGATTGTCCTATGGATACGGTAACCGAACCTGTTGTTGTGTCAACACCAACACCAGTTCCCGCATTAACCGCAGTTACTTTAGCCGCGGTATATGTTGTTGATATTGAACTACCATTCCAAGTACCACTTGTAATTGTACCAACCGTTGCTAAATTCGATAATGACGTTAATGATGTATTTGAACTTGCTGTAATGTTTGTTGCATTTCCAGTTAATGTACCAACAAAATTACCGGAGTTCATTGTTACCCCCGCACTGTCAACGGTCATTATTTTGGTCCAAGTACCTCCACCCGTTCCGGCTGAGTTGTACCAATGAGTTAAACCACCAGTACTAAGACTATCAATTGCACCATGTGGAACATTATCACCATTTGCATCTGGAGCTCCCCACCAAACCGATGCGGTTGATGTTCCTCTAAAATATACTGTTCTACTCGTATCTGTTGCATTACCACCAAATGAATTACCAAATGTAACACTACCCGCACCAGATGAAAATTTAACAAGATTTGATGTTGCAGTACCACTTCTTAAATAGGTAGAGGTTACTCCCGCAAATGTTGGTGTTGATGTTGTTGCAATACTTTGTGGTAAACTTAATGTAACACCACCAGTATTTGCACTAACCGTTACTTGATTAGTTGTTCCTGTTAAAGATGTCACACCACTATTTGTGACCGTAACGGCACCTGTTGTTGTGTTTACACTTATACCTGTTCCAGCACTAACACTAGTTACTTTTGCATCTGTATATGTTGTTGAAATCGATGAACCATTCCAAACACCGCTATTAATTGTACCCACTGTGGTGATTGCTAGTGCGTTTACTCTTGCTAATGTCTCATCCCCAGTATTGGTTCCTGAAGATGCACCACTATGTGTTCCGCTAAAATTAGCTGCGGTCATATTATAACCAAATGTGGCAACGCCCGTTGTTTGATTTAACGTTAACACGTCAGCCGCAAGTGTTTCACTATAACATATATAATTGTTAGATGTTAAATTTTCTCTTAAACCTATGAACCACTTAGAACTACCCGCAGTTTGATAATATAAACCAACATAATTTGATGTTGCGGGTCTATTAAGATTTAACCCTCCTGTTGAATTATTAATTATTAATGCGGTACTTGTTGTTGCACCTCTACTAGTAACAGTTGATAATGTTTCACTTGTTGCGAGTCCTTGTAATGAACCCGTAAATGCTGTTGACGTAACCGAAGTTAAACCTGCAAGTGATGTTGACGTTCCACCCAATGTTGTTGATGTGGAACCAATTGTAATTGTTTTATTTGAACCTAATTGTGACCCATCTATTTGTGATGAACCACTAATAACACCATCAGCGTTTAATTTTGATTTAACACCGGTGGTAAATGTTGCTGACGATGTGTCAATTGCAATATCGTCAGCGTTTACTGTTATACCATTACCGGCGCCCACATTAATCGTCCGAGTTGCTGAAATATCACCACCTCCCGTTAAACCACTTCCGGCAGTAATTGAAACCGTTGTGTGATCTATATGTTGATTAGCTACATAATTTGTTGTTGCGTTATGATTCACTTGAACGGAACCACTTATAACACCGTCACTATTTAATTTATTTTTAATCGTTGTATTAATAGAACTAGTGAATGAGTTTAATGAACCTGTTGATGTTTCAACATTACCTATTCTTGTAACAGCATTGTTAAATTCTGTTTCTCTTACTAATCTTTGTTCTGAACCTAACTGACCAGCAACCCAATAATCATTCGTTGAATCCCATAATAAAGATCCTGATATTTGACTTGGTGCTGTTGTATCTTTAACTCTTAAACCAGCAAATGTTGCACCACTACCATTCAGATTAATTAAGTTATTATCGACATCAAGTGTTGATGTGTTTACGTTTGTTGTTGTACCCTTAACTAAAAAGTCGCCCCTAACAGTTAAGTTTGAACCTGTTAATTCTATTGCAGTTAATAACGAAGAGGTAAATGTGTTTAAACTACCTGTGGATGTCTCAATTGCGGTTATAGTTGGGCTACTGATAACTTCAGTTACTTTTAATGTACCTGTAACTTCCGTATTTGAATTAATGGATACCTTAGTTCCATTATCAGTGATATTACTATCGTTTAAGTGTTCTATCCCTGTACCTTTAGGTATACGGTTTAATGTAAGATATGGCTCCCCACCAAGATTATTGTAGGTCTCTGGACCCATTAATAAAACAGAAGATGTTACTGAAGCTTGATCTTGGTGAACAAATAACCATTGGTTGTTAACGGAATCAAATAACATTGAGCCTGAAACTTGTGGTGATGAACCACTGTCAATAACAGCTAAACCACCAAATCTTACTGACGGATTAAGTGCGTTAACAGTTATGATGTTATCGGCAATGTTTAATACGGAAGAACTTATATTTTGTATTGATGAAGATCCTCCAACAATTAAATCTTGAGATATATAAAGTGATCCAGTAATTGTTTGATTACCTTGAAATATATTACTACCGGTTGTTGCATAACTTCCGGTTTTTGCTTCAATAGAATCAACCCTGTTTTTTGTGGTTAATGTGGTTGTTGCAACACTAGAACTCAAACTAACTATAGATGAGCTTAATCCTAATGTGGTTGTTGCGACACTAGAACTTAAACTTGTTATTGTGCTCGTTAACCCCGATGTTGTTGTTGCGACACTAGAACTTAAATCATTAGTTGTTGTTGCAATTGAAGAACTAAATGTACTATAACCAGTTGTACTAGCTATATTAACTTGTACCGAACCAGATAAAACACCATCAGAATTTATTTTGTCTTTTATTGTTGTATTAATAGAACTGGTAAATAAATTTAATGAACCGGTGGTTGTTTCAATTGAATCAACTCTATTTTTAATATTGAGAGTTGTTGTTGCAATTGAAGAACTTAAACTTCCGATTGAACTAGATAATGAGGAACTTAATTCTAACGTGGTTGTTGCAACACTAGAACTCAAACTAACTATAGATGAACTTAACCCTGATGTTGTTGTTGAAACCGATGAAGATAAATTTCCAATTGAACTAGATAATGAGGAACTTAATCCTAACGTGGTTGTTGCAACCGAGGAACTTAAATTTTCAATTGAACTAGATAATGAGGAACTTAATCCTGATGTTGTTGTTGCAACGCTAGAACTTAACGAACCAATACTAGAACCTAATCCACTTGTTGTGGTTGCAAGGCTAGAACTCAAGAAATCAACACTAGATGATAACCCGCTTGTTGTTGTTGCGACAGAGCCGGATAATGATCCAATACTTGTTGATATACTTGAGCTAAATGTTGAATATCCTGTTGTGCCCGTGATTAAAACTTGAACACTTCCCGATATAACCGTTTCTGTGTTAAGTTTATTTTTAATTGTTGTATCAATAGAACTAGTAAATGTGTTATATGATGATGTGGAATTTTCAATTGCAAATAACCTACCATCGTTTGATGATGTATATGACTGAAAAGTTGTTTCATCTAATTTACCTGTACCAATTGCTTGACCATTTAATGTAATAGAACCAGTTATATTAACTGAGCCGGTAACGTTATGAGATCCACTAATATCGACGGATCCAGTAACAACCAATGATCCACTAGTTCTTTGAATATTTGTAAAGTTATTTGATCCTGTTGTGGCAAGTGCTGTTGTATCTACGTTAATCAGACCAATATTAGATTGACCATGTAGAAAATCCGAATATACTGTTATAGAATTACCCATCCCAACATGATGGTCACACCAATAATAGAATGTTGCAGCTGTTGCATCGGTAACATCAACCTCAATATAAAAAGGGTCAGAATTGGTTGTTACTCCAGTAGTATATATTGTTCCTCCATTATGTTCCCCGTCGCTAGTTAACGAGAAAAGTAATGGGTGAGTAGCAATGTTATTATAATAAAATCTATATTTGAATCCCTTAATGAAGGATAATCTTGGGGATTTAACTCCGTTTATGTAATATTTCCCACCACCATCTGTTAGGGTCATATCAACAATGTTGTTACTACCTAAGTTTACTTTATTAAGTTTTAATGTCCCTGTAATTTCGGTATTTGAGTTAATTTTTAAGCCATTCGCCGAAGAAATGGATGCGGTGGCGCTTCCATCCGCAATCCGTGTTAAATTGAGACCTGTAACGCCGCTAGAGGGTATGTTTGTTAGATTACTACCATCTCCACCAAATGAACCTGTAAACGAACCCGTTGTATAGGATGAGGTAAACGCCCCAAAACTAGATGTTAGTGTGTAGTTTGCTGCGTGTGATGCTGAAACAGCATTTTGCGATGTTCCCGAAATTGTACCAAATAAGGTTCCTAATACCGTTAAATCGCCTGAAATTTCTCCAGAACCTGATACGGACAGGGAACCCGATATGTGAGGATCAAATATATTCATCTAAATGTGTATTATACATAGATAAATAGTTTGTCCTTTGATTATGGTAATTAAAATATTGGTTTTATAATAGGTTTTAAATTAAAGACCTAGGTTTGTCAATATTAATTCTATATTTCTGGCCATATGGGAACCCAACGTTCTTAACACCATCAATATTAAGGTAATCCACAACCCTTTGAAACCCATTATTATAATATAATTCTTCGTATGATATTGTGAAATAATTTTTATTAATATAATTTTCTTTAATACCTTCTTTTATGTCATAAAGATAATCTAACCCTACGGTTTGTTTTTTTTTCGACTTTTCTTCATAAACCCATGACCTGTCCCAGTTATTTGTTGCAACAGCGTTTTCCCAGGAGAGTGATTGTTCATCTTCATTTTCTCTATAAAGAATAATGATTTTGTCTGATATATCTAATAAATCGGTATAATTTATTTCTTTTGAATAAATTTCCTTTATTAATAGATGTTCAGTTGTAAATTCCCAGTTTTGGGGTGGTATTTTGTTTTTATACCATTCTGACTTAATATTATACGGTTCATATAATACTGTGAAGTCCTTTCTTATGAAAAACCAATTGGCCAAATTTGTAGATCCACTTCTAGGTTCACATAGTATTGTAATAATCATTTTATATTAATTTATATTCATGTATATGGTTCTTCCCATAATTACTAAACAACTCCTCATTTAATGAAATATCGGCCAACGCTTTAAATGTGAAACAATCAACCGTTCCGTTTTCAAAATTTGTATTAATATAATGATTTGTACAACCATATACACACCCATTTGTAAGTTTAACTTTATACGGGTGGCCACGCATTGCTCTTATAAAATCTTGTAATTCCTCTGAAAAGGTATCAAACTCAGCTTTAGAAATTTCATATATGCCCGTTTTTCCTTGCCAAAATTCAAAAACGGTTTCACCCTTTTTAATATCTCTAATTGCAAAAACACCAACACCATGTACCCCACTTGGTTTAATTCTAGTCATTACACAATTTTTTAAAAAATCATATGGTGTTATATAATTCACAATAATTAAATTAGTTTTTTATTAAATTCACTTTTATTCCCTTTTCGTAATCTTTTATCACTATTGACATCATATATGTCTTCATAATAAGTAATTGGAGTGTTAAGTTTATATGATAATTCATTCAAATCCTTATTCCATTTTATTACATCATTATAACATAAATCAAATAACTTAGGTGGAACCTCTTCGTAATAATATTGATGATTTGAATTGTAATTTTTATTTTTTGAGAAGTAGGTTTGATATGCGTGGGATTCTACACATTGTAATATGTTTTTTCTAGATAATAATATTACCTCATCGAATTCTTTACTTAATTCAAAATTATTTGAGTGATGACATATGATCGTTTTAAGAACAATATTTTTTTCACCATTATATTTAAATCTACCGCTATTATCGAACGGTTCAAATATAGGAGTAAAGCCCTTTTCTTTTGCTAATTTATATAATAATGAAGTTGAGCCGGTTCTAGGTAATGCAACGATTAATATACTCATATCAATGTTTTTTCAACTTTACGTTTTGGCCGGTCAGAATTGATGTTATCCATCCAAACATTTAACGCATATCGCGTACCATTTGTGACTGGTAGAACTCCATGATATGTTTTAAATCCATTAAAAGAAATCATATCGCCAATTTTTAAATCATAAGTTGTAATGCCATCCATTTTATTAAAATGAATATCTGGAGTGTTACTATCACTTAATGCGAATTGACCACCTTCAAACCCATTTGATAACACAATTACTGATGTTAACTCACTATCCGCATCTTTATGTAAATTTAGATACCTACCATTGTAATAAGATGTTAAACTAATGAGAAAATTCTTTAGATTAAAATTATCAAAATCAAACCATAAATTAAAATTTCCAGTTTTATAATTATTCATTAATGAAGTAATTATTTGTTCCTTAAACCCCTCATCATGTATGCGTCTACAATCCCATAATTCATTTGGGCGATATGAAAAAGGCTTACCGTGTTGAATACAAAAATTAATTATATCAGCACATTCGGTTTCTGTAAAAACATTATTATTTATTGAATAATTTATCATATATAAATAAATGAACAAACATTCATCTTTTTAAATTATGATAAGTGTTTGTCTTTTATAGCAGTAACAACAGCTTGGAATGCAGTTGATATTTTTGTCTTTATGTCAGCTGGTAATGA